GTTTCCAAAAGCAGGTCGTTCGCATCCTCGCCCTGGTCCACGGGGCGGCGGCAGAACCCGCGCGCCTTCAGCCATGCCTCGATGACGTCGGTGTCGGAGTCCCGCTCGTAGCGCGCGATGCTGGCCGGACGGATCATAACCGTACGGTCCCTCTTCGACCCCTCGAACCTCACCTTGAAGACGGCGTGCACAAGGGCGCCGCGGTCCAGCTGGTCGAACCACTTCTCCCCGAAAGCCTTGAAGAGATCGTCGGCCTTCAGGATCTCGGTCAGCCGCTGGCTACCGCCCCAGAACCGCCCGATCTCGACGAGACGGACATGTGCGAGGCCCTCTATGTCGCCGCACTCGAGCGTTTCGGGTCCCTGTTCGAGCAGCGGGATCAGCGTGAACCGCTCGGAGACGTCGAAATACTCGTCGCTCCCGAACAGCACCTCGCCGACGGTCTCGAGGTAGAGCTGGCGTTCGCCCTTGGTACCGGCGTTGACGCCTATCTCGTCGGTCTCGGCGTCGTAGATGAGCACGTCGTGCTGCTGGGGTCGGTAGAAGGCGATCCCGCCCTCGCCGTCGTCGAGATGCTTGCCCTCGCGGCGCATCGGAAGGCCGTGCCGGACGAGGAACCACACCTTCGTGCCGCGCGGGAAGGCGAAGATCCGGCAGCGGCGGCCGCGGCGCTTCTTATCAAACCACGCGTCCATGCGGTCCTGCATCGCGATCCGCTGCTCGTCGGTCATCTCCGGGACCGCGCTCTCGCGTTCGCCGGAGCCGGCGAAGTACATGAAGTTCGAGCGCTTGAACGCCACGGTCTCCGCATGCTGGCGCTGCAGCAGCATCGGGTCGACCAGCCAGATCTGCACCGCCACGTCGGCGGCCGAGGTCTCGGTGTCGTCATCGATGTCGATCCCGGCCGCTGCCGCATGCTCCAGCAACGCCTCCATCGACTCATGCGAGGCCGTCTCGTGCACGTAGTAGAGCGCGTTGACCATGTCCTCCGGCACCGTCGCGTCGGGGGTCATGAGCACCTGCGCGATGTCCTCGAGCGGCAGATCCTCGGAGTCGAGCAACGACAGATCGACGCCGCGCGCCGCGAAGTAGGTCCGCCAGGGCTGGAGGAAGGCCAGCAGCCGAGCCGGCGCGATGTGCTTGAGGCGGTCGGGGTTCGTGAAAATGCGGGGGTTGAAGGTTGGCACCGGCGAATCTCCAGAGGGGTTGAGGAGAGCGAGCTACAGCACGTCCATAGCTTGCGGCAAGTGGAATGTTCGCGCTTTGGTCGCCTCCGAGTGTTCGGGCGCACGGCCGGTATGTGAGGAGAGCAACTGGAGCCCTCCGTCATGTTCCCAAACCCCAATTTCGATCCGGCCGTGGGCCGAGATTTCGGCCTGCCGGCATGACCGATCCCGACGATCGCGAGCGCGCGGCGCTGCGTGCGGGACTTCGGCTGATGGTCGAGCTGATGGCCGAGATCGGCTGGACAACGCGACTGAACGAATTGACCGAGGCGCAGGCGAGCACGCTCGCCGAGGCCGCGGTCGACGGTTTCCTCCAGGCCATGCGGGCGGGCGCGCCGCAGCCCGACCCGGAGGTGCCGTTCTGATGGACGGGACCCTCGACTTCAATCACCGGGAGAAGCCCCCCGCCTTCGTCGACGAGGTCAACGCCCTGATCGACCGGGCGCTGGTCGCCGGGAACAGCGCCCGGCCGCAGCGCGACTATCTCGGCGGCAGCCGCCTCGGCGAGAGCTGCGCCCGGCGCCTGCAGTACGAGTACCTCAAGGTGCCGAAGGACGAGGGCGCCGATTTCTCGGGCCAGTCGCTGCGGATCTTCGCCCTCGGCCATGTGCTCGAGGATCTTGCCATCGACTGGCTGCGCCGGGCCGGGTTCGATCTGCGCACCCGCAACCGCCATGGCGACCAGTTCGGCTTCTCCGTCGCCGGGGGCCGGGTCCAGGGGCATGCCGACGGCGTCGTCGTCGCGGCCCCGAACGGCATGGCGGTGCCCGCCCTCTGGGAATGCAAATCGGCGAACGCGAAGAACTGGCGCGACATGGTCAAGCGCGGCGTGCGGGCGGCGAAGCCGATCTACGCCGCGCAGATCGCCCTCTACCAGGCCTATCTGGCGCTTAACGAGGCGCCGGCCCTTTTCACGGCGATCAACAAGGACACCTGCGAGCTCTGGCACGAGCTGGTGCCCTTCGACGCCGCCCTGGCGCAGGCCACCAGCGACAAGGCGGTGCGGATTCTACGCGCCTGCGACGCCGGTGAGCTGCTGCCACGCCACACCGCCGATCCCGAGCATTTCGAGTGCGGGTTCTGCGCCTGGAAGACGAGGTGCTGGGCATGAGCCTCGGCACCGATGCGGATCCGGAGGCACCCCCGGTCCGTCCCGATCCGGCGATGATCGCGCTCTACGCCGACATCGTCTTTGGCTATTGCGAGGGCTGGGCGCCGGTGCGGGCGCTCGCCGAGAAGGGCGCGGCGGATGCTCCGCCGCACACGCCGTTCCTCGACGCCAGCGCCGACCTCGCCGCGCGCCTGGCGCTGCAAGCGGACTGGGCGGCCGAGGCGGGCATGGCGCTCTTCGTCGTCCCCGGCACGGTGGAGGTGCCCGGCGACGCCCGGGCCGAGCACATCGCGCAGACCCAGGTCGTGCTCGTCGATCTCGACCATGGCGACATCGGCGCGAAACGCGACCATCTCGTGCAGCATCTCGGATGCCCGACCCTCGAAGTCGCGTCCGGGGGTGTCACCGCCGAGGGCCAGCGCAAGCTGCACCTCTACTGGCGCCTGACCGAGCCCGCCGAAGGTGCGGACATCGCCACGGTCTGCCGCGCCCGGCACATGATCGCGAGCAAGGTCGGCGGCGATCCTTCCTTCCGCTCCGCGCACCAGCCGATCCGCGTGGCGGGATCGATCCACGCCAAGCAGGGTCGGCGGCGGCTGGTTGAGATCCTGAACCACGATCCCCGCGATCACGACATTGGCGAATTGCTCGAGGCCATCATCGCGATGCCGCCACTGGAGGGCGAAACCGGGCTCGACTTCAACATGATTGCCACCGAGCGCGGCAGCGTGACCGAGCTGTTCGGCCGTCAGGTCCGCGAAGGCGGCGTGGACGGCACCACCCGGTTCGACGCGCTGTCGCGGGTGATCGGTTACTGGATCCGCCGCGTCCGCGAGGGCCATGTGCCGCGCGAACAGGCGTGGGAGGAAATCGTCGCCTACAACGCCGCCCGCATCAATCCTCCCTGGCCGGAGGACCGGTTGCGCGAGGAAGCCGAACGCCTCTGGAAACGCGACCTCGCCCGCAACGGCGACATCGATGACGAGGATGATGGATCGGACGGTGCCGGCCCCGCTGGTGGGGGCGATGATGGGCCGGTGCCGGTGCGCTTCACCGAGGATGCGCTCGCCGCGGCTTTCGCGGCCCGGCATGCCGAGACATGGCGCTACGTCGCGGGCTGGGGGCAATGGCTGACCTGGTCGGGCAAGCTGTGGCGGCGCGAGGAGACGCTGCAGGCCTTCGATCTGGCCCGCATGATCTGTCGCGAGGCGGCGGTGCGCGCGGGCTCGGCAAGACTCAAGGCGAAGCTTTCCAGTGCCGCGACAGTCTCCGCCGTTGAACGGCTCGCCCGCTCTGACCGCCGCCATGCCACCACGACAGAGCCATGGGACCGTGATCCGTGGCTGTTGAACACGCCGGGCGGCGTGGTCGATCTGCGCAGCGGCGCGGCACTGCCGCACGAACCAGAGCTGTTCATGACGCGCATTGCCGGGGCATCGGTGGCCGATGCCTGCCCGGTCTGGCTCGGCTTTCTCGAAACCGTTACCGGCGGGGACGGCGAACTGCAATCCTACCTGCAACGGATGGCGGGCTATTGCCTGACCGGCGTCACGACAGAGCATGCGCTGTTCTTTCTCTACGGCACCGGCGCGAACGGGAAATCCGTCTTCGCCAACACGCTGACCGCCATTCTCGGCGACTACGCCACCGTCGCACCCATGGACATGTTCATGGCCACGCAGGGCGATCGCCACCCGACCGACATGGCGGGGCTGCGCGGCGCCCGCATCGTCACCTCGATCGAGACCGAACAGGGCAGCCGCTGGGCCGAGAGCAAGCTGAAGGCGCTGACCGGGGGCGACAAGATCACCGCCCGCTTCATGCGGCAGGATTTCTTCGAGTTCATCCCGCAGTTCAAGCTGCTGATCGTCGGCAACCACAAGCCCTCCATCCGCAACGTCGACGAGGCGATGAAGCGGCGCCTGCACATGGTGCCGTTCACGGTCACCATCCCGCCCGCGCGGCGCGACAAGCACCTGACGGACAGGCTGCTGGCCGAACGGAACGGGATCCTCGCATGGGCGCTCGAGGGCTGCATCGAATGGCAGCGGACAGGGCTGCGCCCACCGCCCGCCGTGATGGCCGCGACCGAGGATTACTTCGAGGCCGAGGACGCCGTCGGCCGCTGGATCGACGAGCGCTGCTCCCTCGGATCGCACCTGAGCGCCAGCACCGCGGCGATGTTCGCGGACTGGAAGGCGTGGGCCGAGGCGAACGGCGAGTTCGCGGGCTCCGTCAAGCGCTTCTCGGAAGCCCTGATCGTGCGGGGTTTCGAGCGTCACAACACCCGCGCCGCCAAGGGATTCCGGGGGATCGCGCTCAACGACAGCAACTCTGATCTTTTCTCGGGAGAATAGGAAAATGCCAATGAATCCAGATGCTGTGACGGATGTGACGGATCATACTTATAAGACCGTTACGCGCGCGCATGTGCGCGCCTGTGGAGCGGATAAGGAACTATCCGTCACATCCGTCACACCCGTCACCAACCATCCGGTTCTGATGCAGGAGGCTGGCGAATTGCTCCGCTGCATCCTCGCGCTCGACCTCGGCACCACGACCGGCTGGGCCCTGCGCGGCCATGATGGTCTGATCACCAGCGGGACCGTGTCCTTTCGCCCCGGCCGCTTCGACGGCGGCGGGATGCGCTACCTGCGCTTCACCAACTGGCTCACCGAGATCGATCGGCTGTCCGGCCCCATCGCTGCGATCTGGTTCGAGGAAGTGCGCGCCCACAAGGGCGTCGACGCCTCGCACGTCTTTGGCGGATTGATGGCCACCTTGACAGCGTGGGCAGAGCTTCGCGGCATCCCTTACAGCGGCACGCCGGTTGGAACGATCAAACGTCACGCCACCGGCAAGGGCAACGCGCCGAAAACGGCCATGATTGCTGCCGTGCGCGCCCGCGGCTTCAGCCCCGCCGACGACAACGAGGCCGATGCCATCGCGATCCTCCTCTGGGCGCTGGAGACCCGGGGAGGTGTGCAATGAGCGGCATGCGGTTCACGCCCAA